ATCTAAATTATCAATTTTTTCTTCCAAAATATTTGAGTTTTCACTTTCACATAAAACTAAAGCAATTCCAATAAAAAAATCAAGTTCAGAAATTTCTCAGTTTTCCATTTTTTTATTCAAAGGCATTATTTTTCTTAAATGTCTCATTAAAATCTCAGTTGTGAAAATAAAATCTTCATTTCAAATATTTATTGTTATTTTGCTCATTTTTTATATAAATTATAATTTAAAATATTATTTTTTTATTCTTCCAAATAATCCAAAATAGGAACTAAATCACATCTACAATTTGGATGAAAAGGAGGTCAAGAAATATCTTCATAATCATTTTTTTCAAAAATTTCTCAGATTTTTCTTGATTTTCAATGTAATCAAGCACAAAAATCACATCATCTTTCATCAAGTGGAGCATACCACTTTTTTTGCTTTACGTGAGAATTTTGTCTCCAAGTTTCTTCACGAGTTTTGTTTATAGCTCTTGTGACTTCAGTTCTTGCAATTTTTTCAATTCTAGATTTTTTGTATAGAGAAAATTTATTTTTTACATTTGTTTTTATTTCTTCATATCAAATTCAATCTTTCACTCCAGATTTTATTATTTCCAAAATTTCAGATTTTGTAGTTTTATTTATTTCTAAAGCAAACTTTTTTATAAGTTCTCAAATATGTTTTTTTATTTTCTCAAAATTTAAATTTTGATTTCAGGCTTCAACAGAAGCAAGATTGCTTTCTGTTTTCATCAGATTTAAATAATTATTGTAAAAATATCTTTGAAAAATTATCAAAAAAGCAATATCAGAAAATAAATCATCTTCATCTATTTCTTCATCTTCCTCAGATTTTTTAGAAAATTTTAATTCAATATTTTTTAAAATCTCTTTTTCTTGCAATTCAAAAATATTAATCAAATTTTCTTTAAAATCTTTTTCATATTTATCTGTTCTTGTTATTTTTTGTTCCCACCTTTTTTGACAAAAATCCTCATTTTCAAAATTTTTCTCATTTTTAGAAACAAAATTTTTTATAGTTTTTTGTAATATTTCTTCAACTGAAAAATCTCTAGTTTCAGAATAATTTCAATTATTTTCATACTCAAAAACTTCTCAAGAAATATTTCTATTTCAATTTTTTATATTTAAATAATTTCTTTTTATTCTGTATTCATCGATTGTTATAACTCACATTTTAAAATCTTTTGCTAATTCATCTACATCAACAGGGACAATGTTTACAAACTTAAAAAATCAAATTCCAGCAAAAACATTTTTATTTAAAGCTTCTTGAATTTTTAAAGCAATTGGCTTTAACTTAAATTCAGCAAAATTTGTTTTTCAAACAAGCCTGTCAGTATAACCAACTCAATCAGTAATTCAAACTACAACTTTTGGAACTCTAAAAATTGTAAAAATTTCATCTCTTATCTGAATTCTTTGATTTACAAAATCCATATCTTTTTGTCAGATTTCAGATTTTACTTGTTTTAGTCAATTGTCTAAAATAGCTACTTTATGTGAATTATTTACTCACATAAATTCATATTTCCATTTTTCAACTATATATTCTTTTTGCTCTTTTGTAAGATTTGTTTCAGTTTGTAGAGTAGTTCAACTACTTGCACCATTTTTGAAAAAATTCCAATTCCATTGCAAAATTGCATCATCCATTTTTTGTTGCTTTCACAAAGCTTGAAGAGGAGAAAATCAAGAACCATTTTTAAAAGGAGAAAAATGTTTTATTTCAAAAATTTCTTCTTCAGGAAAATTTATTATTTTTCAGTTAAAATAGTAATCATAACTTCAATTTTGCCTTTTTGTAACCAAATCAGATCTTAAAACTTCCAGTCATTCAAGTTTTTTTCAGAAAAATTTTTTTCTAATATAACAAATTCCAGTAATCTCAAGAAATCAAGTTACTTCTTCCAAAAAAGAATTTGTTATAAAGTCTAAATATTCATGTTGTTTTTCTTTATCTTCTCTTTTTTCAGCTATAAAAAGCTTTCTGTCAATTCCTGCAATTCATTCAGCAACTGCCACAATACAAACATAACTGTAACCAGTAAAAAGATTTAAAAGTTCAGTTTTTGAAATCTCATTTTTTCTTCAAAAATCAATCAAACTAGAAAAATTTCAAATAGGATTAAAATTTTCAGCAGATTTTTGAGAAAAACCTAAAAAATTTTTTATTTTACTAAACATAATTCAAGTAAAGTGTTAATATTCAAAGTAACAGCTAAATAAAGCCCTTTTCATTTATTATTATCAAGTCAATCATTTATAGAAATATTTATAACTTCTGACGAAATAGCAATTCAATCTAGAGTTTCATCAGAATCAAAAGCAAAAATTATTTTTTCTGCTATTTTATATAAAATATTTTTAGCATTTTGTCTTCAAGCTATACTTGTTTCTTGAAAAACTAAAATTCCAAATTGAAAAGTTCTTATATTTGTGCAATTGTCTAATTTTTGTCATTTAGCTTCAATAAGCTCAAAACCAGCATAAGGGAAGGAGTCAAAATCAGCTTTATAAAAATCAAAAACTCCAGATATTTCAGAAATATTTTGTAGTTTTTCTTTTATTTTTGCTTCAAGTTCAATTATTTTCATAAAACTTCATTAAAATTGTAAGTAAATATTTTTTCTATTTTTTCTTCAGCTTCTTTCAAAATATTTTCCATAAAAGGATTTGCTTTTTGTTTAAAAGTTCAAAAATTGACATAAGGAGCATATTTTACCTCGTTAAAAAAATCCCCACTAAGTCAGTTTTTTTCTCTTCTAAATCATTTTTTCAAAAATCAAGTTCTAATCGGAGTGACTTTTATAGCAACTCATTCCATAAAAATAAGTAGATCATCAACAGATTTTCACATTGCTTCTTTAACATTTTTTTCATTTAAATTCTCTAAATCTTTTTTGTCAATTTTTATATTTATCATATTTTTACTACTAAAATTTTAATTGTTTTTAGCTTTATTCCACAATGCTTTTTTACTTCTTTTACTGAATATTTTCAAATAAAACTTCAGCTTTTTATCTCTATTTTATCATTTATAGAAATTTCTAAATCTTTTGTGCAAGTTATTTTGTAAGTTTCTCCTTTTACTTCTGTAAGGTTAAAAGAACTTCATTCAAGGTTTAAAGGTTTGATTTTTCCACTAAATTCTCAAATTTTTTCAAAACTACTTTTTTCTCATAAATATTTCAAAGAAAAAATATCAAAAATACAATTATTATGCAGAAAAATCATAAGCTTTGTATTTAGAAATTAAAGAAAAAATTTTATTTTCGACAGATTTATCTAACTCAAAATCAACTCTGTCCATATCAACAATTTCAGTTTTTATTTTTCAGTTCTCAAACTCAGATTTTTCCTTTACATAAAGAAAAATAGCTTGTTTAATATTTAATGGTAAGTCTTCAAATCAGACAGAAAAACAAATTTTAAATTCAGAATTTTTGTGTAAATATAAAATATTATTTAAAAATCTGTAATTTCATCAAAAAGTTTTGAAAGAAGGAGATAAAAAAGTTCAAAAGTTTTCCTCGATTTTATTTATTTTTATATTTATTCAGTTTAAAAATATTTTTCAAAATTTAGAAAATTGTATTATTTCTTTTTCATTTTTTTCAAATTCTCAAATTTCAGATTTAATAAATTCTTTTGCTTCAGAAATCCAAATTTCAATTAAAAAATCTTTTTCATCTCATTTTATATTCAAATAATTTTTAATTTCATTCAACATCTTTTGTCTTTTTATTTTTTAAAATAGCTTTATTTTCAGCTTTTTTTATATCTTTATTTTCTTCTAAAATTTCTTCTTCAATAACTTCTACTTTTCAAACAAAATATTTTAAATTTCATTCAAGCATAAAAAACTCTTCTCAAACTTTAAATCAATTTATATCTTGTAAAACTCTAACTTTAACTTTTTTAAACATTTTTATTATTTAATTTTTAAGCTGTAAAGCTCAAATTTCTTTAAGCTCTACAAGTCTAAAAATTAAGATAGTTTTATTACTGAAAATGCTTTTATAGTTTTACATCTTCAACCTTTGAAATCAGAAACTCTTAAAGTTTGTTTTCCAGTCTCAAAATCTCAATCAGCGAAACCTCTAACAGCTTCAAAATTTCATTTTTCAAAAGCCCAATAAAAATCTTTTAAATTACCAAAAATTATTGCAACTTTTCAAGCAACATCCGTTGTAACACTATTTACAGGCATTTTATTTGATTTTATAACTCTTCTATTTAAGAAAGTTGGTGTTTTTTCTCTTAATTCAGGATATGTTAAATTTCCATTTGCATCTCTTAATTGTTTTAATTTAGAAAGAGTATATTTTGACATAATAGCAATATTATTATTTGGATTTACATCATATTCATCAGCAATTAAGCTATCAGCATCAATCAAGTGATTATCAGTAATATTTGTAACTTTTCCAGAAACTTCAACAACTTGTAATCAAGTTTCAGTTAAAATACCTTTTATAGCTCAAGATTGCTCACCATTTAATACTTCATTTTCTATTTTTCAAGCAAATTTTACTCCTATATCTTCAATAATTATTGAATAAAGAGTTTGAGTTGTCATATCATCAGAAAGCATTTCATCAGTAAAAGTAACCATAGCACCAAGTTTTTTTAGGTCAATTTTTACATTTCAAGTATTTGCTTTTGATTTTGTGTATTTTTGACCTTCTTCAATCCAATAAGCTTCAAGACCACCAGCGTAAGTTGGAATCGTGATAGATTTTCCTTTAATTTTCTTAAAATTTAATTCTTTTATTAAATCAAATTTTTCTAAAATATAAAATACATCTTTAGAAAATTGATCAAAAACAAATTCTAAACCATCTGTAGCAGTAATAGTATTTTGATAAGTTGCCTTTATATTTGCTTCAAGAATTTCTCCAAATTGTTTCTCTGAAGTTATTCAATTCAAATAAGCATCTCTGAAAGTTTTTGTGATTATTTCTTTAGCATCTTTTTCGTCTAAATTTGCCAAACTTTCTTTTTCCATAGAAGTTTTTAATTTTTTTACTTCAGTTTTTATATCTTCAAGTGCAGAATTAAAATCAGATTTAGCACCTAGTTTTTCTTCAACAATATTATTAACTTGTTTTTGCACTTCAGAAGTTATATTTTCTCCAAGTGCTTTTACAATAGCTTCTTGTAATTCTTTTAATTGTTCTTGTGTTAACATATTTTTTTAAAATTAAAATTTAATATTTTTTTGTAAAGTTTTTGCAATTTCAGAAAAATCTATTTTTTCTTCTTGTTGTATTTCTAAATACAAAGTTTCAAAAATTTTTTTATTTTCTGAAATTTCTTTTTCAAGTTTTTCAACTTTTTCTTTCAAAAATTTTATTTCGGAAGCTAAATCATTTTTTTCTTGTTTTTTTAGAATTCCAAGTTCAAATCATTTTTCTAAAATCTTTTTATCTAAACTTACTGCATTGGGATTGCAAGGAATAGCCACAAAAGAAACTTCTAACAATTCAGCTTTTTCAATAATTTTTCTGTTTTCTTCCAATCTCTGTTTGACAATAAATCAAACAGAAACAGTTTTTAAAAATCAAGCATTATAAAGCTCTTTACACATTTTTCACATTTCTGTTTTTTCTGTAAAAATTCACTCTACAATTAAATTTTTCCCTTCCTTATAAATTTTAGTCATTTTTCATACTATATCTTCAATTTTATAACTATGATTTGCTAAAATAACAGGGTTTTTTATATAGTTGGAATCATCCCAACCGTCTAATTTTATAATTTCTCCACTTCTATCTAAATCTTCAGAAGAAGCTATCACTTTAAAATAATTTTCTTTATTTTTTTCTAACTCTTTTATTTCTTCAGAAAAAATTTTTAAAGTATTTAAAATCAAAGTTTTTATATTTTTATCTCTCATTTTTTTAATAATTAGAAACTCAATTTTGTAATTTTACTTTTATTGGTTCAACTCAACTTTCATTTTGAAAAGCTTTGAAATTTAAATTTACTTTAACTAAATTGTCATTGTCTTTATCTCTTCCGTAATCTGTAAATTTTACCTTTGGCAAGATAAATTCTAAAGTGGGGAATTTATCATTTTCATTTGCAATTTTTACAGATTTGTCTTCAAGTCCAAAAAGTAAAGCAAATTCTCTTCAGTTTAAAGCTTTGTCTTTGTAATCATTATCTGAAAAAACAGCAGTTATACTTCCTGTAATTCAAATTTTTCAATCCAAAATATCAACTGGTTCATTTCCATTATTTAAACAAAAAGTTTCAATATTTTCTTTTGAAATGTTTAACTCAAAACTTTCAATACAAGCTAAACTAGCAGAATTTAATCAAGCTTCTTTATCTGCAATTTTTATTTTTGAGTGACTAGCTTTGAAAGAATAATCAGTTTCATAAGTAGCACTCAAATTATCAGCAACTCATTTTTTAGATTTAAAGCTAGCAGTGATATTTATCGGCTCTCAAACTTGAGCTGAAATACTTAAACTAGAAATGAGAGCAAGGGGATAGTGAAAATCTCCGTTTGGTTCTTTTGTAAAAATAGTTAGACTTGGATTAACACTGTCATTATTTATGGTAAATAAATGAGAAAAAACTTTAGATGGAACAACTGTTATTGTAGCTTTTTTCCCTAGTATAGCATACAAAAAATTTCAGATATTGTTTGCTGAAGCTCTCATTTCAATGTTTCCTTCTGCATATTCTTTTACAATCTCAATATCAGAAATATCTATTTTTCAACCAAGAGAACTTGAGTCTTCTTTTGTTTCGATTTTATCATCAAAATTGAAAGAAGTTTTAGCAAGCCAAGTTATTTTTCCAGCTTTGCTTCCTCTAGTTGTCTCTATACCAACTCAAGCATGTATTTGCCTTCAAGTATACTTTGACATTTAACATTTTTTAAAAAATAAAACAAATATATTATACTAAAAAAGAGCAACTAGACTAATCTAGTTGCTTAAAATGGCACTTTTAGTGACTTTTTTTATTCTATATAAAAAATTTTTATAACTTCACGGAGTAGTTAAATATAATTTTCTCATTATTTCTTCTTTTGTGAGAAAAAGGGAATATTTAAAAATAAAATAATCCTTTTCTTTTAAGCTTAATTTTTCCCAAATATCTTTAGAAATCCAAGTTAAAATTTCTGGTTTTGTAGGATGTTCTATTTTTTGCATATTTTATTTATTTATCAAATAAAAATATCAATGTTTTTCTGTCTTCAAAAACTCATTATAACAGCATAACGAATAGCATCGATAGAATGATTAAAACAATCAATTGGCTTATTTAAGCTTTTTCATTCTTTATCAACTTGCCAAGTATATTTTTTAAATTCTTTGATTGTATTTATACTTCTGCTTGTAATATTTAGTTTAAATTCTTTCATTTTATCGATTCAAAACATAATCGAGTCAGGTCATTTTTGTACTGGTTTTATATTAAATCAAGCCCTATATATTTCTTCAATTGATTTAGGCTCTGAACTATCTGCAAAAAATTCTTCTGCATTTTTTCAAATATTTTCAGATTTTAGAAAATTTATAATATCTGAGTTTGTCATTTCTGTTCTGTATAAAATTTCGTCAAAGAAAAGCTCAGAATTGTATTTATAAACTCAAATAATAGTTGTTGGATCATTGGTAAATCAAAAATCCATTCAAAAACAAATAAATTCAGAATTTTCAGGAATATTTTCAACTATATTTATATTTTCAAAAATTAAACCTTGAAGTTTTCCATATTCTCATTCTCAATATATTTTCCAGTACAAAGGATCGGTATTTTTCAAAATTTCAATTTCTTTTACTTCAGCCTCAGATAAAAAAGGATTGTCTCTATAAGTTGAAACTATAACTTCTACATCTTTTTCAATAACTTTTCTTTTTAATTCTAACTCTTGGTTAATCCAATGATCAACATCATCAGGATTGAAGTCTATAAAAACTCTATATTTTGTTCTAATCAAAAGTTGAAAAAATTCTTTTTTATAAGAAAGTTCGTTTGCTTCGTTGCAATATAGAATATCTCTTTTCATTCATCTCAACTTTTGCTCGTCATCAGCTCAAATAAACTCAACAATTCTATTTCAAAAAATATAAGTTTTTTCTGTTTTGTTTACTTTTACATATCACCAAATTCACAAATTATGCAAAATTTCTTCAAAATCTCTTTGAACTGTAGCGCGGAGGGAAGCACTGTATTTTCTTACTATGTGTAAAACTCAGCTTTCAAAAAATTTCCCACTGTTATCAATTTTTCAAGTTACAAGCCAAAAAGCAAAAAGATAAAGAATATTGTAAGTTTTTCAGCTTCTTGTTCATCATCTATTTATGACAATTTTTTTATTTGAAACATTAAAATTTCTTTCAAAAACTCTAGTTGTCTTTATTCTCATTTTTTACAATTTCAATAGTAATATTTTCAAGTGGTGTCATATCAATATTTCAAACTCAAATTTTATTTCAAAAATCTTGTGGTTCCTTTTTCTCAAGCCATTTCCAACTATCAACTACACTTCATTTATTTATTGAATTTTGAATATTGAATTTTGCTTTCAATGTTGTGGATTTTTTGATGTACTCGATTGTTTCCATAAAGTCAGGATTTTCCTTTAAATATTTGTAAAAAGTTGATTTCTTAATTCAGCTAAAAAATAATGCTTCTCGAACATTCATATCTACAGAAAAGCAAGCCTTGAGTTTATGGACTTCAAGTGAAGTGATAACTCTTGGTCTTCAAAATTTTTTTTCTTCTTCTTTTGCTTCTTCTCATAATCAAGAAAAAAGATTTTCAATCATTTCTAAAATTTCTTTTTCAGCTTCTTGTTTTATTTTTTCTTCAGTTCTTGTTTTTCTTCAAGTTTTTCTTTTTACCATTTTTTTATTTTTCTGTATAACCATAAATTTTCTACCTTAAAAAACTAAAATCAATTTTTCTATTCAAACACTCAATATTCTTACTTCAACTAGTAACTTGATAAAATCTTTTAATAATTACCTGACAGTATTCTGGAGTAAGTTCCATCATATAACATACTCTTTGTTTTTTCTCACAAGCAATTAAAGTACTTCAACTTCCTCAGAATAAATCCAAAACTTTGTCTCAAGTTTTTGTAGAGTTATTTAAGATTTTCTCTAAAAGTTCTATTGGTTTCATAGTGGGATGAAGATCATTTTTTCTTGTTCTGTTATTTTCTAAAACAGAAGAAACTTGAAAATTATTAATAAAATCAGCTTCTCACTTTTTTCCATAAAAATTGTGTTCTTCATTCCATCAGTAGAATATTGGTTGGTAATCATCAGCCCATCAATGGATTATTGGTTCATAGATAGATTTGTAGTCTGTAGGAGAAAGATTGATATGTTCTTTTTTCCAGATAATAAGGTTTCTCCATCTTATTTTTTGAGCTTCCATTGCTTTGAACATTTTATCAATTCATAATCTGTAGAAGAAAATATAAAAACTTCAGCTACAATATTTTTTAACTTGAAAAAGAAAATCTTCTAAAAATTTTTGTCATTCAGCTCATTTTAGATCATCATTTTCTATTTTTTTGTGTTTCATATTTTTTTCTCACTTTCAGTTCATAGCTCATTGAAAATTCATAAGATATGGTGGATCAGTGACTACACAATCTGCCTTGTTTCAATTCATAAGTTTTTCCACATCAACTGAACTGGTAGAACTTCAGCACATAAGATAATGGTTTCATAGTTTAAAAATATCTCAAGATTTTACTTCTATTTTTTCTTCTTCTGGAAGTTCTGGAACTTCATCTTGAATTTCTTCTATAAATTCTTCATTTTGAAAAAAATTTAATCCTGAAAAAATATCAAGTCATTCTAAGTGAGAAACCATGCCAATTCCTTCTTCTCATAGTGAAGCAACTTCTTTCATAATATTTTCAAAATCAAATTCAGAAAAAAGAGAAGTTGTATTGTCTCTTATTCTATAATCTTTTTTTTGATTTTCTGTAAGCCCTGAAATTTTTAAAACCTGAACTTCTTTGTATTTCAATTTTTTAAAAGCTAAAAGTCTACCGTGACCAGCAATCAAGATATTATCCTCATCAATAATCATAGGAGCAATATCTGTATTTTTCTTGATCGATTTGACTACTTCTGAAATATCTTTTTCTGTATGTTTTTTATTATTATTTTCATAAGGCTTAATTTCAGAAATTTTTATAAAAATAAATTCTTTTTTTATCATTTTTTATAATAAAATATTAAATTCTTTTAATTTTTCTTTTACTTGTTTTAAAGAACAAGCAAAAAATCAAATTCATCAACTTTTTTCAACATCAAGTATAAATTCTTTTTGTTCGATAGCATGTAGATATTTTTTAGGATTTGAATTTTTTAAACTTGCCTTTATATATCTTTCTTGTAAATCTTTTAAATCTCTATCAAAAAAACTCATCTCACTTGGTTTTTTAACTTCTATGAAAATAATTTTTCAGTTTATAATTACAGTGATGTCAGATATTCATTTTCTTATGAAATTACTTTTATTTTTTCTATAAATTCACCTTTTAACGTCAAAAAATCATTTAATATCATTTTTCCAAGCTAAAATTCATTTTTCTAGAAAAAAACAAAGTATCTCATTTTCTATATTTTCCTCTTTTATTTCCATATTTTTATTTTTTTAAATAACAAAAAAAATCCAAGAAACACAAAAAATCAAAAACTACACTTTTTTTAGTGCAATAATTGAATTTAAGTGCTTCTTGGATTGCAAGAAGAATAAATGATTAAATAAAAAATAACCACTTAAATTTTTCAAAAAATTTTATGCTTGTATTTTACTTATTTTTTGCTAAAAATCAAGCTTTTTTAGAATTTTTCTTCTTCTATATTTTCGAACAAATTATTTGATTTCATATTTTTTTCTGTTTCAATTATATTTACAAAATCCTTTATTCTGTAAATTCTATTTGTTTTAATTTCTTTTATTTTTAGAAAATTTTCATTTTCTTCTAATATTTCTCAATGGATTTTTAGGACTTTTCCATTTCAAAGAAACACCTCAAAATATTTTTTTGTTTTCTCCATTTTTATTTTTTCATAAACTAAAAAGCTCTATATTTCAGATATAGAGCCAATCTTTTGATGTTAGAGAATTCCATATTTTCTCTACTTTTTCTTTTCTTTTTTCTTCTTTTTGTTTTATTTTTAAAAGAATTTTATTTTTTACTCTCATAACCACATCTTTCACATTTTCAATTTTGAATTATTTCATAAATATTCCTTCTTTAGTGTATATTCAGGACATTTTGGAATATAATTATCTTTCAAAAAGAAAATATCTTTTTTTAAAATTACTATTTCTCTTTCTGTTTTTAAACATCTTTTAAACAATTTTTCATAATTTTTTGAAAAATAAAGTAAAATTTCAAGTTTTTGTTCTTGTTCTTTTTCCAGCATTTTTTGTAAAAAATTTATAAAAAATACTTGAAAAATAATCACAAAAGAGGCAAAAAGTAACATTATTGCATTTAGTATTTCCATTTTATTTAATTATCAAATAAAAATTAAACATTATAAATTATTTTTAAATCATCTTCATAATTGTTAATTATTTTTTTACAATCTTCTTCTGTTTCAAAAAATCATAAAATATCTCAACAATCATACTCAGCTCACCAAACTCAAAAACCTTTATCTTCATCATAAAAAATTCTACAAACATTACAACTTTTAAATTCAACATTTTTAATTCAATTCTCCCACATAAATTTCTTTATTCTTTGTATAGCTCTTCTTCTTTCTAATTCAGCTTCTGCTTCCTCTTTTGTTAAAAAAACATTTCAAATATCTTGAAGTGTTTTTAAAGTAGAAATTCAAAAAAGATTAATTTTTTGTATATAACCTTCTCTATCAATAGAGAAAAACATATCTGTTTCTTCTAAATCAAAAACACTTTCTTTATTACTTTTTTTCTTTTCTACTTTCTCAAACCAATCGCTGTTTAAAATATTAAAGTTCAAAAGTGTACTAACATGATACACCATTATCACATCTCATTCTTTAGTAGTTCCATATAAACAACCGCTCTCTCCAATCCACATTTCTTCTCCAGCTTTCCATGTAGGTAAATCTTTTTTTAATTTAAATTTATCTCATATATTATGTATTTTATTTTCTTTTTCACTCATATTTTTTTTAATTAAATTATATCAACTTTAATTTTTTCAATTCATTTTTCTAACAAATCTCAAAAATCTTTTTTTACTTCTTCATAACTTCTTCAGTAAACATCAAAACAAAAACTATTTTTTTGTACTCTTGTTTTAAAACTCTCTATCACTTCTAAAGCTCTTTTTACGTTTAATTTCATTTTTTCTAAATTAAATATTAAAAGTAAAATATAATAAACAAAAATAATAAATAATAAAACATAAAGAAATTCATAAAATAGTTAAAATAAAAGCATTGAATAAAATTGCAAAAAGCATTTTTTCTTCTAATAAATAGGTGCCTTTATATCTAAAATAAGTATATATTATATATAACCAATAAATTATCATCATTATACTAATAACACATCAAGTTATCAATTCTTTCATTTTTATTTTATTAAATTATAAATAAACTCTAATATACCTTATTCCTGGTATAATTTTTATTTTTTCTCTTAATCATTCCAGAATTCCGACAGTTCAATCATTTTTCATAAAAAATTGACCTTCATAAATTTGTAAAATTCTAAAATGTTCTTTATTTATTCAATATTTTTTAGAACTTCAGAGTTGAAGTTCAACTAAAACCTGTTTAATATCCAGATTTGTTTTTTCATAATTCTTCATAATTTAAAAAATTAAGAATTACATCAACAAGTTCAATCAGAATTAACCTTGATACAAGAAGAATTTGGAATACATCTTTTTCAAGATTTTTTCAAATATTCAATTTCTGTTTTTGTATTTTTATAATCAATTCAAAAAATCCTATAACAATATAAATCTCTCAAATCATCCTCAGTAACTTCTTCAAAAAAATCTTTGATATTTTTTAAGCTTTCTTCTATAAAATCTATACCTACTGCAGTATGTATTACTTTTTGCATATTTTTAAATTTACAAAATAATATTTTCTAAAAATTCTTTAGCTTTTTCGGTTAAAGAATTTTTCAGTTCTTCAAATTCTCTAAGATTTAGCCTTTCAACTTCTTCCCAAATATCCATAATTTCTGCTGGAGAACAAGAAGAAGTAGATTTAACCTCAAGCCTATTTTTGAGTTTTTCCAAAGAAGATTTTTTAACTTCTTTTTCTTGTTTTTCTTTGGCTTTTTTCAGCCAATCTGGCATCTTTTTATATAACATATTTTATCCTCAATTTTTGTAATAACTAGAAATGAAAGCAAAAATTTTTAAATTATTTTTGTATTTTCTCATTTCTTCATCATATTTTTCATAAATTTCTTTTCTCTCTTCTCATCTTTTTTTATCTACTCCTAGTAGTTTTGGTTTTTCTAGAGTTTCAAAAGGAAGCTCAACAATTTTTCCCCAAATATATGCTTGAAGGGGGATTTTTCATTTTGCTTTCATTTCTTCAACTTTCTTTTCATAAAAACTCATTATTTCTTTTTTATTCATTTTTTCTAAACTTAATAAAATTTTCTTTTTAAAAAAATATTTTATATTTTGTATTTTTCTTTTGTCTTTGTAGTTTTTTTCAGAAAATCTTTTTTTGTCAAAACAAGAAGAACATAATCATTTAGATTTATGTTTAAAATTCTTACTTCAACAATTTATGCATTTTTCAAATTTAAAACTCCAAAATTTTTTTCATCATTTACAAAATAATTTTTCTTTAATCATAAAATTAAAAATTATTTATCTTTTACATATTCAATTATGTTTTTTAAAACTCAATTTGTTCTTGGCTTTTTCTCCTTTTTTCTCAATTCCCGAATATCTCTCACTTCTTCTTTTTGACTTTCTGTAAGTCAATATTTATACAAAAAATCCTCAAAATCAGAATTTTCTCAATCCAGACAAATAAGCTCAATTTCACTTTTGTATTTTGTTATATAAGTAAAATTTTTTGGATTAACAATTGATATTGTTTGCTTTGAAGGATCTGCAATTTGTGCAAATAATTCTTGAGCAAATTTTGAAGTTATGTATTTTGTTGGTTCTCATTTGATTTTGAGTTTGTGTGTTATTACATCAGTTGAGAGTTCATTATTTTTTCTAGTTTCACTTTTTTGTCCTAAAAACATTTTTTAAAATTAAAAATTATCTGAAACAATTAAAGCATTTTCCAAACTTTTTTGTTGTTTACTTAAAATAGGGGAATGAATAAAAGCTTTAAGCTCTTTGAATAAAAATCCCAAAGAATTACAATTTTTTGATTTAAATCAATCTTCTAGAATATTTTGCAATCTAAATTGAAAATCTTCTTTTCAGATTTTTTTTCATAAATTCAAAATATTTTTTCCCATAATTCTCTGCATCTTCTGACTTTCTTTGAAATCTGAAACTCATATTACTTTTTTTAAAAAAGCTAAAATATTGTTTATTTCTGGATTTCAGTATTCTTCATCAGCCGCGGAACTTTTTATTTTTTCTTTTTCAAAAAATTCTTTCTCCAATTCATTTTCTGAATTTTCTATTTTTTCTTTTTTAGAAATATTATAAGAAAAATTTTTTTGAGCTTGCTCTATTATATTATCTTTAGATAATATAATATTATTTATTCTTTCTTTTTTAGTTGGTGGATTTTCCGTCGACGGATTTTCCACCCTGGTTTTGTTATTTTCCAGAGTGGATTTTCCACCCTGGTTTTCAAAATTTCAATCAAAAGGAGTATCAAAAAGTGTATATTCTATATCCCATTGTCATTTTTCATTTTTAAATTTTTTTCTTTCTAAATATCAAGCTAGTTCTAGTTCTTTTAATCAACTTTTTGTGCTATCTAATCAATCTTTTGCTTCTTTACTTATTCTTTCAGCTGAAAAATTCCAGTCATCAGGCTTTGATTGTAAATATCAAAAAAGTCATTTAGCTTTCCAGGAAATATTTTCATCACTTAAAAGTGAATTTGGAATTATTCAGAACCTATTTTTTATTTTTAGCCTCATATTTTTATTTTAAAATTTGTAATTTATTCAATTTTCATTTATTTTATAAATATCTAAATACCTTTTATTTTTAGTTTTAGTCGCTCTTTTTCAAACTTTATCAACTAATCCTAAGCCTAAAAGCTCAGAAAGCCTAGAAGTTGGTACTTGTCAGATAAAAGGAAAAAATCTATTTTTCAAAAAATCAACTCAAGCAACTTGAAGTTCAGGATTTTTTTGTAAAAATTCAAGCAAAATTCTTGCATATCAATCAACTTTTGTAAGTTTTGGTAGAAATCTATTAACCATATTTTTAAATTTAATCAAAATAAAATTAGTCTTCATTTGGTTTTGGGATTGAGCAATTTAAGTGATAAAAATAAAATTGTCTAATCAAACTCATAACTGCTTCAAATTCTACAGTGCTGAGATCAGTAAAAGTATTTTTTCAAAAAAGACTTTTATTTTGCTCATTCACCTCAAAAGGTAAATATCAAGTTTCTTTTGAAATTATATTAACAACTACTCACCAATAATATTTAACTTGTTTTTCTGTTCTTAATCTTTTTTGAGAAGGTTTTTTAATTTCAAAGACTTCGTCTTCATTTTCAAAATCTTCTAAATATTTTAAAATCTCCTTTTTTGTTTTAAACATTTTTATTTTCTTATTTTTAAATCTAAAATTTCTTTGTAAATTTTTTTGAAATTTTTATTAAAAAAATATATATAAGTTTCTTGATCAGTTTCCGACCAAGCTCAAATACATTTTCAATTTTGACATTTTCATTTTATAAAAATATCAATTTTCTTTTTGTAGTGCCATTGCCAATATTTTTTTGCAAAATATTCATCTGCTTTTTTGTAATTTTCAAATTTTATAAATCAAGAAGGATATTCGATTCAATTTCACTTCATTCAGTAACAATTTTTGAAATTTTCACACATTTTGCTTTTTCAAAAATTACTTTCAAAAGCAAAAACTATAGTTGCAAAAGTAGCACACCTTGCAACTCCATCTTGTCAGTAGATTTTTTCTGTTTTTGCAAATTTTTTACAAGCTTTCAGTCTAGAAATCCTTATTTTTTCTTGCAATGTAAAATTTTTAGCTTCTGCTTTTCAAATGTGAAAATAATTTAAATAAATTGTTAAAAAGAAAAGTAAAAATCAAGAAATAACTATAGATTTTAAAATAATATCTACAGAAAAATATTTTTTCTTTTTAACTTTATATTCTGAGTTTTTCTCTAATTCTTCAGCAAAATATTGACTTCTCAAATCAATAACAGCTTTTAAATTTTTATTTTGCATATTTTTTTAGTTAATTTTTATTTTTGTTTTTGTTTTTAAATAATATATTAAA